GTCTAAGATCAAGGCTAGGACAAGGAGTCTCGACTGTATCTTGCTTCGAAGTCTGAAGGGGACCTCCGGACTAGACAGTGTACTCGACTACGTCGTGACGCGTGTCAAAGTCCCCCTCGGTGTACTAGAGTTTGCAACCATGGGACTACAAGAGTATCTGAGAGCGTGTGCGAGAGTAATTACTGATCTTGTCGGACATACTATCCTGTTTAGACGAAGCAGAAGAGGAAGAAAAACATCTTTGATGTACGGAGTCCTACGTTATGGTACTCTTCTTCTAGACCCGATCATCCCAATGTTAGGACACTCAATATGTCGCGGAGATCCTATGATCAGCACACTAACGATAGGGCCTGAGTTGCGTTACACGAAATTGTCAACGACGCGTGACAAGCTGATGTCAGCTCTTACAGAAATGGTTGCATATGAAACCTCCGTGACTACGAGCTCGTATTACACACTCCCTGCAGTTCTATTCTGTGATGCGGACCTAGACACACAGATTCAGACAATTACTTTCCACATCCGACGTCTACTGAGTCGACTTAGTCTCGAGGGGTCAGCATCAGAGAGAGAGTGTGTGTCTGCGTCAGAAGCCCTTGTGTCTGCTCTCCAGCAAGTGGGAGCCCTCCAAGACTATCGTTCTTTAGAGTTGATCGTGGCCACTTTTTTGGGAACAGACGCAGGGAAACAGAGAATTTACATCCGGAACGAGAGCGTGAGAACTGTATTAAGAAATACTCTGACAGGCACCGGTCGCGAGAAGATCTATTCTTGTCCTGATGCAGCTGAGGAGTCACTGAGAGAGTGGAGACGGCCCGCTGGATCCTACACTCCGGATGTACGAGGTTCCTTTCCCTTACAGGTCACCCCTACGAGAGAGGCTCTTAGGTTTGCGAACTCTAAGGGGATTCGGAAGACTTTTTCTGACGTAACTTCTGAGAACTGCTATCGCTTGTCACGTCACTTAGGGATGCTCCTCCCGTACTCTTCCACAGCCTTCCTTTCCTGGTCAAAGGTGATTCCTTACCTGGGATTCCTTAAAGCGTTGGTGGTCGGCTCTGGTCATGGCGGCACGGCTCTGTGTTGTATTCTCG